GGAGGTACTTATAGTTTTGATGGCAAAAATTTACCAAATGGTAATAAACGATTAGTGATGGGCGGTTGGTCTACCGGATATGGAGAATTTTCTGGAAAATATAATAATTGGATGTATTTTAACACCGAGTTAGATGCGACCGATTTTAGACAATTACATAACGCATTTAAACCTAAATTCAATGGATTATAATATAACATGTACAACGTGTGGATTTCCATCTATGATTAGTGGATCATTCGTTTCAGGGTCAAATACATATAATGGAATAACTTGTTCACATAAAGAATGTTCTGTATATTATGTCCTCATAACAGATTAACAAAAGAATACTATGGCAACATCAGGAGGACCTAACACAATAACAGATGGATTGGTATTAGCTTTAGATGCAGCATCGCCTAAATCTTATCCAGGCAGTGGAACTACTTGGAATGATTTAACTCCAAATTCCTTAAATGCTACTTTACATAATAGTCCTACATTTTCTACTGATAATCATGGTACTATTGTTTTCGATGGAGATAATGATTATGGTGAGATACCTTCATCTCCTCTAACAGCAATTACTGTTTTTTCTTTTGAATTATGGATTTATCGTACAGGGATTGCAACAACTACAGCTCCATATGATAGAATATTCCAAAAAGAAGGGGGAGTAAGTGGCTATCCAGCATGGGGGTGGCAAATAGGAGAATCTGTAAGTGCAGCCCCTGATTTTAGGTCTGCATATGGCGACGGAACCACGATAAATAATTCAATTAGTTTTAATCAAAATATAGAGTTAAACGAATGGAATTGTTTAGCAACTACTTTAGATTCAAACTTACTAGCAAGTAATTATATTAATGGAGTTTTAACAAATTCAGGAACATTAAATAACACCCCTATGAATACAGAAGATACTATATTAATAGCAATAGGCGATAACCGTGAGTTTAAAGGAAACATATCAACTGTTAAGGTTTACAATAAAGCTTTAACAGCAGATGAAGTTTTACAAAACTACAATGCATTAAAATCAAGATTTGGATTAACTTAATATATGTATAACCAGAATGTTCTTTTGGACAATGAAAAAAGAAAATTAACATGGCAAACGAATTTAAGGTAAGAAAAGGCCTCATAGTACAAGGGTCTGGTTCTACAGGAGACAATACAATATTAGATGTTCAAGGTAATCAAGGACAACTATTTTCAATAACAGATTCCCTTTCAGGATCATTATTTACAGTAAGTGACATTTCAGGGATTCCTATTTTAGATGTAGATTCTGGTGAAATAGTAAAAATAGGTACATTTGGTAGTGAAGGTATAATAGTAAATGGATCTAATGTAACATCATCAGGTGCTATAAGTGCATCAGGTACTATAACAGCAAATGTTTTTATAGGAGATGGGTCTAATTTATCAGGAGTAACAACATTTAGTTCAGCAACTGTGTCTGGTTCATTTACATCTTTAAGTTCATCTATAGCTTCAGATGTAGCAACTAACACAGCAAAATTAACGGCTAATACTTCAAACGTAACTAGTGCGGGTGCATTGATGGATTCGGAAGTAACATCTTTAGCCCTAATTAAAGGATTAACGGCCGCAACTATTTCAGGTTCTATTTCTGCTACTTCAGTAGCGGCAGCAGGGGCTTTAATGGATTCAGAGGTAACATCTCTTGCTTTAATTAAAGGCCTAACAGCAGCAACTATATCTGGTTCGTCAACTTCTTTAAGCTCGTCAGTAGCTTCAGATGTAGCAACTAATACAGCTAAACTTACATCAAACACTTCTAATGTAACTTCAGCAGGCGCTTTAATGGATTCAGAGGTAACTTCCTTAGCATTGATAAAAGGACTGACTGCAGCAACTATATCTGGTTCATCAAATTCCTTAAGCTCGTCAGTAGCTTCAGATGTAGCAACTAACACAGCTAAACTTACAGCAAACACCTCAAACGTAACTAGTGCTGGTGCCTTGATGGATTCAGAGGTAACTTCCTTAGCATTGATAAAAGGATTAACTGCCACAACAATTTCAGGTTCATCAAATTCCTTAAGTTCGTCAATAGCTTCAGATGTAGCAACAAATACAGCTAAGGCAACAGCAAACACATCAAATGTAACTTCAGCAGGTGCATTGATGGATTCGGAAGTAACATCTTTAGCACTAATTAAGAGCCTAACAGCAGCAACAATTTCAGGTTCATCAAATTCCTTAAGTTCGTCAATAGCTTCAGATGTAGCAACTAACACAGCTAAGAAAACTGCAGATGCTACAAACGTAACTTCTGCGGGTGCATTGATGGATTCAGAGGTAACATCTCTTGCTTTAATTAAAAGCATAACAGCTGCAACCATATCTGGTTCGTCAAATTCTTTAAGTTCATCGGTCGCAAGTGATGTAGCAACTAACACAGCAAAATTAACTGCAAACACTTCAAACGTAACTAGTGCGGGTGCATTAATGGATTCAGAACTTACTGATTTAGCAGCAGTTAAAGCAATTAATCAAGGATTAACAACTACATCAAATGTAACTTTTGGAGGAATAACTGCTGCATCTTTAAATGTGACTCATCTTACATCATCTTTTATAACTTCTTCAACTATTCAAACTGAAGGCTCTAACCTCTTTGGTGATGCTATAAATGATACTCAATTTTTCAATGGTCATATAACAGCCTCGGGTAATATAAGTGCAAGTGGTAGAGTTTATGGTACACATTTTGGAACGGGTAATGCTAATAGAAATGCTATAGATTTTAGTACTAATAATACATTACAATTTAGATTAAATGATAGTAGTAGAATAACACATACTACTACTATATTTCGACCTACTACAGATGAAGCTGTTTCTTTAGGTAGAACAGCTAATAAATGGAAAGAATTAGTTGTTAAACATATAACAGCCTCAGGTAATATAAGTGCAAGTGGAAATTTATCTGTAAAAAATTTAGACAATGTAGATAGTATTAATGCTGGAACTTCTACATTAGGAAATTTAGATTTTACAACTCAAGGAACAGTAAATTTAAGAGCTTCTAATAGTACAACTCATGGTTTAAATTTATTTGGTGGAGTAAATGGTTCAGCTCCTCCTCATATTGGTACTATAACACATGAATTTTTAGAATTTAATGTTGGTAGTACTGATAATGTAATAATATTAGCGGGCGCAGCTGATCCAACTACTTCAGGAATGTTAGCAGGAGAAGCAAGATTTACTGGACATATTTCTGCAAGTTCTGTAAGTGCAAGTGGTGATGTTTATGGAAATAAATTTTATGGAGACGGATCAGGATTAACAGGAGTAACATCATTTAGTTCAGCAACTGTATCTGGTTCATTTACATCTTTAAGTTCATCAATTGCAAGTGATGTAGCAACTAATACTGCTAAAGCAACAGCAAATACTTCAAACGTAACTTCAGCTGGTGCTTTAATGGATTCGGAAGTAACATCTCTTGCTTTAATAAAAGGTTTAACAGCAGCTACGATTTCAGGTTCATCAAATTCTTTAAGTTCATCTATAGCTTCAGACGTTGCAACTAATACTGCTAAAGTAACAGCAAACACCTCAAATGTAACTTCAGCTGGTGCTTTAATGGATTCTGAAGTAACTTCTTTAGCACTAATTAAGAGCCTAACAGCAGCAACCATATCTGGTTCGTCAAATTCTTTAAGTTCTTCAATTGCAAGTGATGTAGCAACTAACACAGCTAAAGCAACAGCAAACACTTCCAATGTAACCTCAGCTGGTGCTCTAATGGATTCTGAAGTAACCTCTTTAGCTTTAATTAAAGGATTAACAGCAACAACTATATCTGGTTCATCAACCTCCCTAAGCTCATCTATAGCTTCAGACGTTGCAATTAATACAGCAAAATTAACGGCTAATACTTCAAACGTAACTTCAGCAGGTGCATTGATGGATTCAGAGGTAACTTCCTTAGCATTGATAAAAGGATTGACAGCAGCAACAATTTCAGGTTCTCTTTCAGCTACTTCAGTAGCAGCAGCAGGTGCTTTAATGGATTCAGAGATAGCATCTCTTGCTTTGATTAAAAGTATAACAGCAGCAACAATTTCAGGTTCTCTTTCTACAACTTCAGTAAGAGCCGCAGGTGCAATAATGGATGATGAAATAGCTGATCTAGGTCATTTAAAAGCTATTGATCAAGCAGTAGCAGCTGGTGATTCTCCTGAATTTATCACTGAAAATATGACTGATGGAACTAATAAACGTTTCATGACTGATACTCAAGAACAAAAATTAGATGCATTACTACTTGTTTCCGCTGCAACAATTTCAGGCTCATCAACTTCTTTAAGTTCATCTATAGCTTCAGATGTAGCAACTAACACTGCTAAATTAACTGCAAACACTTCAAACGTAACTTCAGCTGGTGCTTTAATGGATTCTGAAGTAACTTCTTTAGCGTTAATAAAAGGCTTAACAGCTACAACAATTTCAGGTTCTATTTCTGCAACATCAGTAGCGGCAGCAGGTGCGTTAATGGATTCAGAGATAAGTAGCTTATCATCAGTAAAAGCAATTGATCAGGATTTGGATACAAATGCTGATGTTGTTTTTGAAGGAATTAATTGTTCTGAAATTGTAAACTCTGGGGCAACTTCTTTAGGAAATACTAGCAATGATACAATTGTTATAGTAGGAAACATAACATCCTCAGGTAATATAAGTTCAAGTGGAACAGTTCAAGGATTAACAGGTTCATTTAGTGCTTTAGTAGGAGATACATCACAAGCAACAAGTTTAGAAGTAGATGGTCCTATAACTGCTTCAGGAGGAATTATATCAGACAATATAGAAACATTTTGGACTTCATTTAATTGTGATGGAGATGCAAGTTTTGCAAATAGTGCATATGGTCCAAACACACAAGGCATAAATTATTATTTATGGAATAGGAACTGGACATCAACAACATCAGATAGTGGTGATCCTACAGGCGATCATGTTCATAGAACAGAAATAAATACAGGTTGGTATGTGCCATATAAAATAAAAGTAGTAGGATTTTGTGGAGGACTTTCTGATGGTAGTGCTGCATCAACAACAACATGTACTATTAAATTATTTAATACAGTAGCATCACTAAAAGGTTCAGATTATGATAGCAATTCAGGAACAACAAAGGCATTAGTTGCTAGTTCAGGTAACGTGACATTGAATGGCAATAGATGGAAAAATTTCGATGTATCTGGTTTAAGTGTTACATTATCAGAAGGTCAATATGTACTTCCAAGAATTACAATGGGAGAAAATTTAACAAATTTAAGAGGACAATTTACAATAAAATTTAAAAGAGTAGTATAATGGCAATAAGAAAATCAGATGATTTAGCAAATGACTCGGATAGTAGATATAATAATTTACGAGATGCTAAAAAGAGATCAAAAATAACTGAAAGGTTTGATGATACAACACACAATGAACTTGCTGCGGATGAGGCTTTGCAGTTTTTAAACAAGAAGTTAGATGAGGTTATCGATTCAGTAAATACAAATATATCAAAAACAGGAATATCAACTTCTCAAGCAAGTGCAATAACAGCTAACACTGCTAAAGCAGGAATATCAACTTCTCAAGCAAGTGCAATAACAGCTAATACAGCAAAGACTGGTATAACATCAACACAAGCTAGTCAGATAACTTCTAACAATGCTAAAGTTAGTTATGATAAAAATTTATCCAACACTGATGATATAGATTTGAAAGCAACTGTTACAGAAAACAGAGGTTCATATACTTTAGTATTTACTATAACTGCTGGAAGAACAACAAAAACAGCTTCAATAAGCTTAGAATAATATGGCAACAACTATTATAAGACCAGATGCTGCATCATCTGATTCGGGGTTTGATCAAACTGGAGCTAACTTATTAAGTAGAATTAATGATAATGATACAAGTACATTTGTAGTTAATAATGTAACAACTGGTACATTTTCTGTCAGTTTTGATAATAATAGTGCTTATTCAGGAGCTACTATTAATAATGTAGTAGTATCTATAACTGGTAATACTATTAATTCAAAAGTGGCAGAAGCAACATTAGACCTTACATTAAGGGATAATTCAGGAGTTTTACAATCATTATCATTAAGCTTTACCCCTACTGAATCTACACAAAATGGATCAGCATATTCAACTAGTTTAACCCCTTCTGTAGTAGATGCACTTATATTAAATGGTACAGTTGAACAAGCTGGATATATTCTTAAAGAAATTTTTATTACAGTAGATTATACTGCTGCAGTTGTAACAACACCTTTTGTAGGAATGAAATCAGGAAAATATAAAATAGTAAGTGGTAAAATAAAAATATAGAAGTATGTCGGTTTCTATTTTTTACATATATGTATATCCGACTAATAAATAAAAATAAATTAATATTTAAGTTATGGCAGAAGCAATTAAATTTACAGAAGAAGAGTTACAATCACTCCAAAATTTACAATCAACCTATAATCAAATTACCCTAACAATGGGACAAATTTCTTTATCTAAAATTCAATTAGAAAACAGAGAACAATCTGTTTTAAACACTTTAGCTGAAGTTAGAGAACAAGAAAACACTTTAGCAAAAGAACTTACTGAAAAATATGGTAAAGGATCTTTGAATATCGAAACAGGCGAATTTACTCCAGTAGTTGAAGAAGCAGCAGAAGAAGCTTCGCAAGAGTAATTGTTTTAAGATATAGTTTATATTTATAGGTGACCCTAAAGAGGTCGCCTATACTAGTTTTGGTTTGCGAATCTCTTTTATATTTATATGGGAACACGTTATAGAAATTAACAAAAATAAAATAAAAATAAGATGGCAGAAACTATTATTTCACCAGGTGTATTTACGAGAGAAAATGATCAATCGTTCTTACCACAAGGAATCGGCGCTATTGGCGCAGCATTTATTGGACCTACAGTAAAAGGTCCAGCTTTTGTACCTACATTAATTAGAAATGGATTCAACGACTTTATTAGAAAATTTGGTGATCAACACCCAGATACATATGTACCTTTTGCAGTAAAAGAATATTTACGAAATGCAGGAGTAGTAACAGTAGTTAGAGTATTAGCTGGTGGTGGTTATCAATATGATAGTATGGATGCAGCTTACATTGTGAATGATACTACAAATGAAATTATATCTGTATTAGTTCCTTCAAAAGGATATATAGGTGAAAATGTAGCAATTACAACTAACTCAACTATGAAACTTGTTGATAGTTCAGATGGTGGTGCAGCTAAAATAGGTGATAGTAGTTTAGCATTTGTTATATCAGGATCAGGAGTAATGACTGAAACAATTGTTTCTACATCTTTTACCACAGATTCTAGTTTATATGTAACAAAAACAATAGGTACTAGTCCAAATAATAGTAAAACAGGAGCAGATACTTTTGGTGGAACTCCATTATTTGCTTATCTTAACTTTGAAACATACCAAGATAATTCTGGAGCAGGAACAGATGACTTATCATTAATAACAGGTTCAGCCGCTTCAGTGTTTACAAGTTCATTTGTTGAAGGATATGATCACGCAAAAACACCATTTATTACTTCACAGTTTTTAGATGATGTTAAAACAACACAAAACTTATTCCAATTCCACACATTAGCTGATGGAACAAGCACGAATACAGATTATAAAGTTTCTATAACAAACCATAAAAATATTCCTGATATTGATAATGTAGAACAATATAGTACATTTACAGTACAGGTTAGAAAATATTCGGATACAGATAGAACACCTTCTATCTTAGAAGAATTTACTAATGTAAATCTTGATCCTAATTCACCAAATTACATTGCAAGAAGAATTGGAGATAGATATCAAGAATATAGTAGTGATTTTGGAAAAGTTCTTACAAAAGGAGATTATCCTAACATTTCAGAATTTGTAAGAGTAGAAGTAGACAATTCTGTTGCAGAAGGAGCAACTTCTCCATCATTATTACCTAAAGGATTTAAAACAGTAGCTGATACCATAAGTAATGGTAATCAAGGTGGTCAAACATATCAATTAAAAGCATATGTTTCAGCTTCAAAACAATTAATAGGTGGAAATTACAATACAAAAGCTTATTTAGGTTGGGATTTCACACATAAAGATAATTCAAACTGGAATAAACCAGTACCTTTAACATCTGCAGGTGGTAGTTCAACTTCTAATAAAGGAAATGATTTTAATGTAGATAATGAATTTATGCATTCAAGCTCATCAGCAGCATTTAAAGGATCATTAAGTGCTTCAATTGACATAACAGGAGCAACAGGACCTAGAGCAGTAGATTTAAAATTCTCAGTACCTTTCCAAGGTGGTTTAGATGGAATTGATCCAGCTACAATAATTAAAACTGGAGAAAATTTATCAGCTACAAATGCATTTGGTTTTGATTTAAGTTCAACAAGTGCTACTGGATATAATGGGTATAAAAAAGCATTAGACATTTTATCTAATCAAGATGAATATGATATTAACATGTTAGTATTACCTGGTGTAATTAAAAACTTACACGCTTCAGTAACAGATGCAGCACAAAACATGGCTGAAGATAGAGGTGATACATTCTATGTAATGGATTTATCAAAAGAAACAGCAACTGTAAATCAAGCAGTTAATGATGCAAATGGATTAGATACTAATTACGCTGCTGCATATTATCCATGGGTAAAAGTGCTAGACACTTCGCGTAACAAACCGATCTTTGTTCCTCCATCAGTTATCGTGCCTGCCGCAATTGCTGCGTCAGATCGAATTGGAGCTGAATGGTTCGCACCAGCTGGTTTAAACAGAGGTGTATTAGGAACTGTATTAGAAGCTAAAAATAGATTAACACAAGCTGAAAGAGATAGCTTATATGAAGGAAGAGTAAATCCAATAGCAACATTCCCAGCAACAGGAGTTTGTATTTGGGGTCAGAAAACACTTCAAGTAAGACCAACAGCTCTAGACAGAATTAATGTTAGAAGATTGTTAATTACTCTTAAGAAATTCATTGGAAGTTCTTCTAAGTACTTAGTATTTGAACAAAACACAATCCAAACTAGAAATAGATTCTTAAATATTGTTAACCCATATTTAGAGTCAGTACAACAAAGACAAGGATTATACGCATTTAGAGTAGTAATGGACGAGTCAAATAATACACCATCAGAAATCGACAGAAATAGATTAGTAGGTGCTATTTATTTACAACCAACTAAAACAGCAGAATTTATAGTACTTGACTTTAACGTATTACCAACAGGAGCTACATTCCCTGCATAAAAAGTTTAAAAGGATTATATTTATAATAGAACAATAAAATAAAATAAAAAGATGGCAATATTAAACACAAACGACATGATGTATACAGCATTCGAGCCTAAGTTGCAAAACAGGTTTGTAATGTTTATCGATGGAATTCCAGCATTCCTAGTAAAAAAAGTAGGAAGACCAAACATCCAATTTGGAGAAGTAACTCTTGATCACATTAACGTGAAAAGAAAAATTAAAGGAAAAGCTGACTGGCAAAACATTACAGCTGAACTTTATGATCCAGTAACACCATCAGGTGCTCAAGCAGTAATGGAGTGGGTTCGTTTGTCACACGAGTCAGTTACAGGTAGAGATGGTTATTCTGATTTCTATAAAAAAGACATTAGATTTAACGCATTAGGTCCTGTAGGTGATGTAGTTGAAGAATGGATTTGTAAAGGTGCTTATTGTTCACAAGCAAACTTTGGAGAAGCTGATTGGTCTTCAGATGCACCAATGAACATTTCTATCACTATTAGAATGGATTACGCCATCTTAAATTACTAATAGTAATAATTTTTATAAAGAAAAAGCGCCTTTTTGGCGCTTTTCTTATTCTCACATATATGTATATCCGAACTAGTTTTAATTAAAATAACGTTATGGAATCAACACAACAACCCCAAGCACAGCCACAAGAGCAAGCTTACAAATTTCCCACGGAAGAAGTTACATTACCATCAAAAGGTTTACTTTATCCTGAAGGACATCCTTTAAAATCAGGCATTATTAGAATGAAATATATGACTGCTAAAGAAGAGGACATTTTAACTAACCAAAATTACATAAAAAATGGAACAGTAATTGATAAATTACTACAATCATTAATTATGGACCCAATAAAAGTAGAAGACTTATTAGTGGGTGATAAAAACGCAGTATTAGTTGCAGCTCGTATTTTAGGTTATGGACAAGATTACACTTTTAGTTATCCTAATCCAACTACAGGTGAAAATGAAGAAGTGACAATAGATCTAACTGAAGCAGATGATAAAGAATTAAATACTACTTTAATGATTGAAGGTAAAAATGAATTTGAATTTGAATTGCCTACATCTAAAGTACTACTTACATTTAAACTTTTAACTCAAGAAGATGAGAAAAAAATTGATGCTGAATTAAAAGGTCTTAAAAAACTTAATAAAAATGCATCACCTGAATTAACTACACGTATGAAACATGTTATACAGTCAGTAAATGGTGATAGAACAACTAAAGCAATTAGAGACTTTGTAGACACACAATTTTTAGCACGTGATGCTAGAGCATTCAGAAATTATTTAGATTCAGTGTCACCTGACATTGATCTAACATTCGACCTTACTTTTAGCGATGGGACAGTAGTCGAAGATGTAAACGTTCCTATCGGGGTTAACTTTTTTTGGCCTGACGCCTCAGTATAGACAAGTCTTATGGACTCAAATACATGATCTGGTGTACCATGGTGGTGGTGGATTTATACATTCAGAGATATACAACATGCCTATTTGGTTAAGACGTTTTCATATAACTAAAATTAATGAGTTTATTGAAAAACAAAATGAAGAACAAAGAAAAGCCCAGGGTGACCAACAAATGGGAGACAGTAGGACTATTCAAAGACCTAATGTAAGCCCTAACAATACCTACAATTTTTAAGTAAAGGCATCGCAGATGCCTTTATTTTTTTCATATTTATATATGAATAATCTTATATTATGGCTAACGAAGAAGAAAAAGAAAAAATAGAGCTTGGAAAATTATATTCAGAAGTATTAAGAGAAAACCTAGGAATACAAAGGGTTAATACTGATGAATTAAAAATTCAAATAGATTTATCTAAAGAAATAGGAGGAGCTTTTAAAATAACCAATGAGCAGGGTAAAGCCATATTAAAAAATTCTCGAGATTTATCTAAACAAACTGCAAATATTTTAAGAGATGAAGAAGCAATAATAAAAGGTCGTAGATCTAAAAGAGATATTGATAAAGAAATAACTAAATCTACACAAACTCAAAACTCTGCATTAAAAGAAATAACTCAAGTAACTTCTCAACTAGCTTCATTACAAGACAGGATGAAAGATGATCCTAAAGAAGTAACTGAGGCTAATATGGATCAAGAAAAAGTATTAAAGAATATTAAGTTTGGTTTACAATCTAATTTAGATATAAGTAAAGAAAATCTAGTAGCTTTAAAACAAGAACTAGCAATAAGAAAAAGAATAGAAAAAAAATTAGGAGTACTTGGTAAATTAGTAAAAGGTGTAGGTAAAATTCCAATAGTAGGAGAATTCTTAAAAGCTGATAAGATTCTAGAAGAAATGGAAGAAAAAGCTGCTAAAGTTGGTTCTACTAAATTTGACGTAATGTCAGCGGGGATAATGGAAATGGGTGCCCAACTAAAAGAAAACATGTTAGACCCATTTGTTATTTTAACATCAATGTTCGCTGCAGGTTTTACAGTAGACCAATCAATAACAGAATTAGAACGAAGTTTAGGTGTATCTAGAGATCAAGCAACAGGTATAAGAAAAAACTTTGAAACATTAGCAACTAGTACAAAAAATACTTCTATTAATTCGCTTGATATAGAAAAAAGTTTTAATAACTTAAACGAACAATTTGGCACAGCATCAACTATACTTAGAGACGATATAGTTACAGAAATGGCAGAATTAGGTAAATTAACTAATATGTCTGCCGAATCACAAGCTAATTTTGCTAGATTTGCTAACATATCAGGAAAAAATGCAGCAGTAATAACAACTGAAACAAGGAGAGCGGTAGTAAATGCTGAACAAGAAAAAGGCCTTAGATTAGACATTAATAAGGTACTAGACCAAGCAGGTAAAATAAATGGCCAAATAGCAGCCCAATTAGGGGGTAATGTAACAGCAATAGCAGAAGCAGTAGCAGTAGCTAAACAATTTGGTATGGAATTAGAAGCTGTAGCAGCTTCAGGTGCGGCATTATTAAATTTTGAACAATCTATTGGTAATGAATTAAAAGCAGAATTACTAACAGGTAAACAACTTAATTTAGAAAGAGCAAGATTAGCAGCATTAACTGGTGATTATAAAACTTTAACAAAAGAAATTAACGCTAATGTAGGTGATTTTGGTGATTTTACTAAAATGAATGTTCTTCAACAACAAGCACTAGCAGAATCAGTTGGAATGACAGCTGA